GCAAACAACGGTTGGATCACGCTGCGTGAGCTTGACGGCACGATGCTGATGGGGGACGGCAGTGTCAGCGCCCCTTACCTTGCCTTCGCTACGGACCTTGATACAGGTCTCTTTAGAAGTGCGGATAATAGGCTCAACTTTGCTACTGGAGGGACAGAGCGTTTAGAGCTTGGCAGCTCTGAGGTTGTATTTAACGATCCCAGCAATGATGTTGACTTCCGCGTGGAGTCAAACGGCAACACTCACATGCTGTTTGTCGATGCTGGAAATGATCGCTGTGGCATCGGAACGTCGTCGCCTGACGTTGCTTTGGATGTTGTCGGAGAGGCGATCGTAGGAAATGGAACTTATGGCGTAAAACTTACTTATTCTGCTGGAAATACATCAGGAATTGTAGATACTGCAAATAGTGCAGATAAGCTTGAATTTCGCATTCAGAACAGCGAGAAGATGCGAATCGATTCAAGTGGCAGGCTCCTCGTGGGGACGTCTACCACCAATGGAAAATTATATGGCACAACAGGTATAAATCATTCTATTCAGACTGAAGTTACAAATGCATTTGCACAATCATGGATTTCTCATGGCACACCTGCAAATTATGGCGCACACCTAACAATAGGAAGATCACGAGGCACTTCAGCGGGGGCTGTAACTATTGTGCAAGCCGGTGACAATTTAGGTCAACTGTCTTTTCAAGGTGCTGATGGTACTGATTGTTTAGAAGCCGCTCAAATCAACGCAGAAGTGGACGGCACCCCTGGCTCGAACGACATGCCGGGAAGGCTTGTGTTCAGTACCACAGCGGATGGTGCAGCCTCGGCAACGGAGAGAGCACGCATCAACAGCGCGGGGCAAGTGCTTGTTGGTCAAACATCTGCGACTTCTGTTTTAGGCAATGGTGTTGGCATTAAGAGCAATGATGTGGGAACTAGTTGGAACGAAGGAGCCTTATCTTTAACAGGAACTGGCGGCGATTTTTATGGTTTAACTTTCTCTAAAAGTGGAAGTAATACTGCAGAAGGGTTTGGGGTGCTAGCCGTTTTTAGCTCTGGAACTGACGTTTTGCAGTTTGGTTACGACAGCGGGTCATCACCCCAAAGTATCTTAAATCTCTACCAAAACGGTAACGTTAACGTTGTTGCAGCCCTCTCAAAAGGATCTGGTTCTTTCAAGATTGACCACCCTTTACCTGCTAAAACAGAAACTCATAACTTGGTTCACTCCTTCATTGAAGGACCGCAGGCAGATCTTATTTATCGCGGGAAAATAGATCTCGTTGCTGGTGCCGCAACAGTGAATTTAGACACTGCTGCTCGCATGACTGAGGGAACGTTTGTTCTGCTGAATACGAACACGCAATGTTTCACAACCAATGAATCAGATTGGACTGCAGTGCGAGGCTCTGTGTCTGGCAACATTTTGACCATTGCGGCAGAAGACAACACTTCAACAGCAACGGTTTCGTGGATGGTGATTGGAGAGCGCCAAGATCAACACATGCTTGACACAGATTGGACTGATGACAATGGTCGGGTAATCACTGAACCCGAAAAGCCTTCATAGTGCATGAATTCAAAGTTGCAGCCCTTGAGGCTAGCTGAGTAAACTTTCTCTGACTTCACTTCATCATGGCTAACACTTACGTCTGGAAAATCGCTGACCTCGACAGAGATCTGTCGGATGGTTTTGCTCATACGGCTCATTACACCGTGACCGCAATCAGCGATCAGGTTGACTCTGAGGGCAACGCCTACAACTCAGGCGCTTACGGCAGCATTGGCCTTGATCGTCCTGACACGCTGGCCGACTTTGAAGACCTGACAGAGGCTGACATCGTGGCTTCTGTGCAGGCCAAACTCGGTGGCGCTGAAAAGGTCACTGAGATTCAAGATCAGCTTGCTGCACGCATCGCTGAGCAGATCAACCCGACTCAAGCGTCTGGTAAACCTTCTGGTTGGTGATCTGATGCAACGTCCTGACCCGATGATCGCCTCTAAGCCTGGAGCGGAAGACGTACAGGCTATGGCGGCTAGAACGCTGTGGCTCGAAGAGCTGTTCTTCCTTGATGGCCGCGACCAGATCAGCCACCCTCAATATGGTCTGTTTACTGGATTGGCTCTTAAATATCAGAACTTGCAGTCAACTGACGGTATCTGATGGCTAAGTCACTTAG